TGTGATAGTGCCCAAAACTCGGTTGATGTTGGTCACACGAGTATTGGGTGGGAATACACTTTGCGGAACTCCAGCCTCACTGTAAACAACTGCGTTTATCAACACTTGTGTCATGGCCAGGTCAGCGGGTATTTCCAGAAGTTTTATAACACTCACTTGCGGTGCTGTTTCGTAAGCAGTCACAGTGAATCTCAGATACTGATCGGCTGTGGCATATGTGTTGTCAGCAGTACCGTATGGCCCTTCAATGGTGCTTGGTGCAGAGCCAAATGTACCCAGCATGCGGGCTGTGACCACGCGGTCTCCACTCACAGGTCCACTGCCAGTGTCTGTGCGTTCAGGTGCAGTTTCCCCTATCTGTAGTACAGTTGATAAGAAAGGATCAAAACGCATGCCGTTTTGTCTGGCAATACCAGTCATGGCATCTCGTTGAGCGCGATTCACACGTAACACTGTACTGGCATTGCGGAAAGCAGAATTGCTGATACTTACAATATTACCAGTGGGCCAGATGGGAGTATCTGCGCCTATGATCACATCTACTGGTGGTGCTGGTTCATTGTTTTCAAATGTGGGTACAATGTAAAGCTGACTACGATCATAACCCAGTTTGGGCACCAGTCTACGGGCTTCTTCAATGACCTTCTCGTTGATTTCCAGGTTCTTGTTGTAACGACCGATGATATCTTGTAGTGATTTTTCTGTACTAACCTCCCAGAATGCTGGGTCAGTGGGAGCAACACCGGCCGGAACCGGCTGTTTTGGTGTGTAAATTTTGCCTCCGTATAGCACAGTATATCCTGGTTCATAAGTTTTTAGTGGATCCCACTCACCCATATAGTTGTCCGTGTTGATGGGTTCACGCAAGATATTGGCAAACTCTTGGCTATCAACCAAGGGTTCACACTTGACTCGCCACAAGTGTGGGTACCAGGTCTGGCTGAATCCTTCACTGGCGTAATTGGCATCTGTGATCTGATAGTATCTGCGTAGGCCAATGGGAATGGTTTCATTCAGTGGATGATAGTCCGTCAAGTGTGGCAGTTCAAACACATCACCCACCATCAACTTGCGACCGATAATGTCTATCATGTCGTTGTAGTGCACTGTGACAAAAATAATGTCATTGGTCAAGAAAAGGCCGAACTGGCTCAGGTCAAAGTCCAGGTTCTGAACATTGTAATGGCCGCGCAAACGATAGATGTTGGGGTCGTACTTGCGATCACGGTTTTCCAGGAACAGCAGGTCCTGGATCTTGGTAGGATCTATGGCATCATAATGCGGTAACGTACTATCAGTGGTGTTCTGTGGATTGTTAGCACCCAAGTACTTGTGAATGTACAAGTCGGTGGCGCCCACAGTGAACATCTCTGATATGGTTCTATCAAAGAAACGATAGTCGTTGGCTTTTTGCGGTTTCCAGAGGCTTAGTCTTGGCATATGGTATTTATCGTATTATTGTGGCGGAGGCTTGACAGTAAATACTGTTTCCCATATACTACTAACATCTAGGAGAAAGTATGTACCGAGTTGTGTATTTGCCTGATTTTCGCCAGGGAATTTTGACGGTTCGTTTTACAGGTAGCGCACAACAATGTATAGAATACATGGCGGGGAATACAGACCTAGACATGTTGGACAGCGAAAACCGCCTGTGCCGCATCAACTTGATTGCCGCTTGACAATAAATCCAGAACCTGCTATACTGGCAGTATGGAAATCATAGTTTACAGCAAAAGCCAGCCCCGCAGGGAGTTCATCCAGGCGGCCTTAAACTTCTATGCCCAGGAACTGGGACTGGAGCGCAGTCGTTATACGCTACAAGTTTTCAGCAGGCAGGGCTTGGTAGCACAGGGTAGTCGTGGTGAATTGTGTAAGTTGGGGCCACGGTCACTGGTAATGTTTGTGGACAATCGCCTGGGCTTGAATGACCTGCTGGTCACACTGGCCCACGAAATGATACATGCCAAACAGTATGCCCGTGGGCAACTGCGTAGCACATATAGTAGCGCAGGCAACGCAGTCCATTACTGGTTTGGGCGTAGGGTACGTGCCGAATACTATGACCGACCCTGGGAGCAAGAGGCTTTTGCCCGTGAGCGGCTGTTGGCCAATCGTGTTTTTCAAATGATCTAGCACATTTGACAAATATTGGTAAATATCCTATAATAGTGTTTTTACGAGGAAAGTTATGGCAACCAAAAGTCGCAAGTCAACAGTGGTTGGTGATCGGGTAATTGCTCCCGAACTGAATCCACGCGATACAGATACCAAGTACACTGGCGGAGAACCACTGTTTGCGGTTCAACCTGATCCAGATCGCCGTTCTGGTGCCCTGGGCCTGGCTTTCAACTGGTACAGCCGCTATTATGACCGCAAGCAAGCCAAGGAGCAACTGGCCAATTATCTGGAATATCGTGACCAGCCCGAACTGGCCCGCAAAGTTCGCCGTGTGGACGACCGTGAGGTCATGGCCACCCTGGGCTGGCTGGCCCGATTGTACCTGCGCGGCTTGAATCTGACCGAAGATGAGCAGGGCCTGCTGGATCGTGAGGTTCAGCGCCTGATCCAGACACTGGCCAAGCCCGAAGTGGTTCAGGCTGATGAACCCGAAGTCAAAAGCAACCGCCCCAACGTACAAGAAATCATGCGCGACCGTGCGCGTGAAGCCGCTGGTGAACTGGAGGGAGCCATTGATGACTTCATCCTGGCTGGAGCCCGTGGTGATATCACAGTGAATCCTGTGGGCATTTTGACTGAGCGTAACATCATGGCTCAACATGTGCCCATGATTGTGGAAGTCTGGAAGCGTAAGCGTGATGAATATCAGGCTGTGGCCGATGGCCGTGACCCTCAACTGAATGAGGCTTACAGCCGCTATGGCAAACTCCAGATTCGTGCCTTGATCAAGTTTTGCGAGGCAGTACTGACCGGACTGGGCGGCTATGTCAACGTCAAAAAGGCCACCAAGGCTCCGCGCAAGCGCAAGGCTGTACCTGTTGAAAAACTGGTGGCCAAGGTCAAGTACCAAAAGACGGATGATGAATTGAAGTTGACCAGTATTCATCCAGCCAAGATCATTGGCGCAACCGAAGTCTGGGCCTACGACACAGCCAAGCGTAAACTGCATTACTATGTGGCTGACAGTCATGTGGGCACCCTGGGAGTCAAGGGCGCCAGCATTGTGGGATTTGATTCTACCAAGAGTGGCGTTAAAACCGTTCGCAAGCCTGCTGACTTGTTGAAGAAATTCATGGCGGCTGGTAAGCCTGCGGCCCGTAAAATTTTTACTGAAATCCGGGCGGTTCAGGCACAGCCCAACGGACGTACCAGTGACAATCTGGTCTTTCTCCGTGCACATTAATAAGGAAATAAAATGGCAAAAGTTGATTTGAAACGATATGAACAGTTTGTGCAGGCAGTCACAAGTGATGCCAGTAATCATCCTGCCGCTATGGCAGCAAGAATAGCCGAACTGGACCGTGACCCTACACTGAATCCTGCACTATTGCTCACAGCCAGCATTGGCTTGGCCAGTGAAACTGGCGAGTTCAGTGAGATTGTGAAGAAAATGGTATTTCAGGGCAAGCCCTACAATGAAGAAAACCGCTTCCACATGATGCGTGAACTGGGTGACATTGCCTGGTACTGGGTCAACGCCTGCCGTGCACTGGGCTATGATCCCAATGAAGTGATCGCCGAAAATGTAAAGAAACTGGAAGCACGATATCCAGGCGGTCGCTTTGATGTAACTCATAGTGAACATCGTAGGCCTGGAGACCTGTAAATCCTGATAAATACCCTATTACGATAGGGTATTTTTATGGCTGATTTACAACAGTTAAAGAGCGCACTGTTTCGCAATGTGGCATTGCGTTTGGGTGAAGGCATAGTGGACCTGGAACTGGATCCCGAACACTATGAGGCTGCCTACAAGTACGCCATCGCCACTTACAGACAACGCGCCCAGAACGCCTATGAAGAAAGTTATAGCCTTCTGACCATAGAAACCGACAAGAACAGTTACATTCTTCCCCAAGAAATAACCACTGTGCGTCAGGTGTTTCGTAGAACAGTGGGGCTGGAAACTGGCCCAGCCGCCAGTAGTTTTGATCCATTCAGTAGTGCCATCCTGAACACCTACTTGCTGAACTACAATTATGCTGGTGGTTTGGCAACTTATGATTTCTATGCTGGATACATTGAACTGGCCGCCCGTATGTTTGGTGGTTATGTTATCTTTACATTTAATCCAGTAACCAAAGAACTGAAATTAGTGCGTGACTTCAAGGGCACTGGCGAAAAAGTCTTGCTCTGGACAGACAACATGAAGCCTGAAATAACATTGTTGCAGGATCCAGGTATCTATAACTGGATTACCAGCTGGACCATGTGTCAGTGCAAGATGATCATAGGTGAAGCCCGTGAAAAGTACAGCACTGTGGCTGGGCCTGGTGGCGGCACTACACTAAATGGTGCCCAAATGAAAGCTGAAGCCAAGGAAGGCTTCGCAGAACTTATTGATGAATTGAAGCGTTATGTAGACTGGAGCCAGCCACTGACCTGGATTCAGGGCTAACTCTTGACACTTTTGCAAAAAGCCTGTAAGATCGCAAGATGATTATAGGTATTTCAGGCCTGATTGGTGCAGGCAAAGACACCATTGCGGATTATTTGGTAAACTTTCACGGGTTTCGCCGTGAAAGCTGGGCTGGCACTCTGAAAGATGCAGTGGCTAGTGTGTTCGGTTGGCCCAGAGACTTGCTTGAGGGCAGAACAGCACAAGCCAGAATCTGGCGGGAACAAGTTGATACCTGGTGGGCCCAGAGATTGGATATACCAGACCTGACTCCACGCTGGGTTTTACAGTACTGGGGTACAGATGTTTGTCGTGTGGGCTTTCATGCGGATATCTGGACTGCTAGTCTGGAAAACCGTTTGCGTCATACACAAGACAATGTGGTAATAAGCGATTGTCGTTTTTCAAATGAGTTAGACACAATCAAGCGGCTAGGCGGAATCACTGTGCGTGTAGTGCGGGGCCCTGATCCAGAGTGGGTTGATCTTTACCGCCGAGACAGTGAATCTTTTAAAACACAATACCCAGATGTTCACGCTAGCGAATATAGCAGTGTGTGCCTGGACTATGATCATGTATTGCGTAATGACGGTTCAGTGGCTGAACTATACGACGGCATCAAGGATCTACTTGAAGGTCGCCTGGTCGCCAGGTCAAGTGTCTCCGCTTGACCAGTTCTACACAACATAGACAGATACTTCGTAAGTTGAACAGGTCATTGTTATTCAAGTTACCGTCGATGTGGTAAACCACGATTTGACTGGAATAACTGCTTCGAAAGCCACATAAGTCACATGTGGCTTTTTTCTTATAGCCAGCCCTCTTCCACCTGGGTTCGGGTAGTGGTAAGCTGCGATTTTTATTGATACAACTGCTGCACCTACTGCGGTAGTATCTTTTGTTGTTTCGATAATAAGCTGGTGCTCTGGGGTTTTTACCGCATGCTTTGCATATGGGTCTGTCAATCATTATGTATTTACCTTTAACTCTACTAGTAGAGCCCATAACCAAGCATTTTTTCTGTTTCTTCATAAATAATGTTAGTGATTCTGGTTTACGATCACGAACATAACAGATAAAGGAAAACAAAAATGGCACTAGTATCTCCAGGCGTAGAAGTTACAATCGTAGATGAAAGTCAGTATCTTCCCGCCGCCCCAGCCTCAGTACCCATGATTGTGCTGGCTACAGCACAGAACAAAACTAATGCTAGTGGCACGGGTATTGCTGCTGGCACCACCGCAGCCAATGCTAACAAGCTATATGCAATTACAAGTCAACGCGATCTTGTTACAATATTTGGCAATCCGTTCTTCTATAAGACAACAAACGGCACACCCCTCCAGGGTTACGAACTTAATGAATACGGTTTGCTTGCTGCTTATAGTGTCCTTGGCACTACAAACTTGATCTATGCAATTCGTGCTGACATTGATCTAGCTAGCTTGATTGGCCGTACTGGACGCCCAGCAGGAGCCCCAGATGATGGTACCCATTGGTTAGATACTACCCTGACAACATGGGGAATCTTTGAGTTTAACGCCAGTACTGGACAGTTCACACGCCAGTCTCCACTGGTTGTAAACGATCCAGCTGATATTGCTGATAGTTTTGGTCGTCCACAGCAGTATGTGGGTAACATTGGCGACTACGCTATCACATTTATTTGTGATAGTAACGGTTACACTGTTGCAGGAGAGCCATCTGACTACTCAACATACTGGTACAAAACATCAGTAAATGAATGGCAAGAAGTGGGAAGCATTGCTTGGAGATCCAGCATGCCCACCATTCAGGGTTCAAATGCACCCACAAATGTAAGCGCAGGCAGTATCGTAATTAACGGCACATCTGTTGCAGTGCCTGTATCTCCCAGTAATACTGTTACTGGTCTAGCCAGTGCTATCAACTCTGCAAACATTCCCTGGGTTACAGCCGCAGCAAACGCCAACGGCAGACTTGAAATTTATTGCGAATTGCAGACACAGACTGTGATAATTGGTGGTGGAAGCACAGCCGCGGTTCTCAGTGATCTGGGAATTGTGGCAGGAACATACTACGCACCTGCAATCAGTTATGGCACAAACGCACAACAGCCACTGTGGCGTAGCACTGATAGCCAACCACGCCCCACTGGCAGTGTCTGGATCAAAACCAATGCAGCTAACGGTGGAACCAGCCTGGTGATGGGTCGTTATAGCTCGGCAGCCGCACTGTTTACCAATGTTCAGTGCCCACTGTCAACAAGTGATGCAGCCATAAATGCCACACTAGACAGTACCGGCGGTGGAGCCATTCCCGTGGGTTCACTGTATGCACAATACGGATTTGATTCCACATTTAGTGCACCACTAATGGTGTTCCGTCGTGCTAGTTCTGGACCAAGTTCTTTCGTGGGAAGCGACACAAGCCCTGCATTTAATAACAGTGCTAGTTTTGATGTGTATGTGAGTCAGGCCAACAGTAGTTCACTGTCTGGCCCCTACACAATTACCATGCCAGGCAGTGGCAGTCTAGATGCCAGCAGTTTTGTTACAGCATGGACAGCAGCAGCTATTCCTGATACCACAGCAGAAATTAGCTCAACCGGCGCTATTGTGTTGACACACACACTGGGTGGTGTAATAGTGCTTGACGATGGTGGTCAAAGCGCCAGCACAAGCCCTGTGGTTGATGCTGGCTTTGTGGTAGGTACAACAACTGGTGCCAAGTTTGGTCCTTATAAGACCATGACTTATACCGGTGTGAGTTCAAGCAGCACTGGTGGCAGTGGTGCTACATTTAACATAAGTACAACAGGTTACACAGCATCATTTACCATCAATGCTCCTGGATCAGGTTATTCAGTAAATGACATGATCACTGTGACTGGTGGCAACCCCTACACAGCATTTACAGCTAACTATCAATTGAAGGTAACATCAGTTTCTGCTGGTGCTATTACTGGTGTTGTGTTAGTAAGTGGTCTGGCTACTCCTGCTTTCAGCGTTCAATTGAGTGCCTGGCAGCCACTGAGTTATGTGCCCAATCCTATCGCTCCCACACTGTACCCAGCTAACAATACAAACTGGTTCTTCAGTGTTGTAAACCAGGTTGATATCATGACCAACGCTGGTGGTTCATGGCAGGGATATCGCAATGTTTGCTATGCAAGCAATGGTCTGCCACAGGCAACTGGAACTCCAGCAACAGATCCGAACGGACCAATCACAAGTGCAAGTGCACCAACCACTCAGAGTGATGGCACAGCCCTGGTATACGGTGATTTGTGGATCGATACAAACGATCTGGAAAATTATCCTGTGATCAGTCGTTGGGAAAGCGTTGACGGGGTAGACCAGTGGGTAGCCATCGATAACACAGATCAGTTGACAGAAAATGGTATCGTGTTTGCTGATGCACGCTGGGGTTCTAATGACACAATTGATCCTGTGTTCGATCCTGTTCCCACAATTCAGAGTCTGCTGACCAGCAACTATGTTGATCTGGATTGTCCAGATCCTGACCTGTATCCTCAGGGTACACTGTTGTTTAACACTCGCCGCAGTGGTTACAATGTCAAGCAGTTCCGCCTGAACTACTTTAACAACACTTCATTCCCTGGTGCTTCACTCCCACAAGAAACCAGCACATGGGTAACAGTAAGTGGCAACATGAGCAACGGTGCTCCTTACATGGGTCGCCAGGCACAGCGTAACATGGTTGTACAAGCCATGCGCGCCACAGTTGCAACAAGCAGTCAGTTGCGTGAAGAAGAAACATTCTTCAACTTGATGGCAACTCCTAACTATCCTGAACTGCAACCCAGCATGATTACACTAAACAATGATCGTAATCAAACTGCTTACATTGTGGGTGACACACCCATGAGATTGGTTGATGATGCTAACAGCATTATTGACTGGGCCACAAACACTGCTGGAGCTACAAGTACTGGAGAGCAGGGACTGGTTACTCGTGACACATACATGGGTCTATACTACCCAAGTGGTCTGACAACAGATTTGACTGGTTCAGAAGTTGCAGTTCCACCCAGCCACATGATACTGCGTACCATGATTTACAACGACACAGTTGCTTATCCCTGGTTCGCTCCAGCTGGTCAGCGCCGCGGTGTCATTGATAATGCCACAAATATCGGTTACATCAATCCCGAGAGTGGCGAGTTCGTGGTTACCAAGAACCGTGTTCAATTGCGTGATGTTCAGTATACCAACTTCATCAACCCCATTGCATTCTTCCAGAATCTGGGTCTGTTGAATTATGGTAACAAGAACAGCTTTGACAGCCAGAGCGCACTAGACAGAACAAACGTTGCTCGTTTGATATGCTATCTGCGTTGGCAGTTGCAGCGTGCCCTGCGTCCGTTCATCTTTGAACCCAATGATAACATCACACGCAGCCAGGCACGTGCAGTAGTTGCAACACTGTTGGCAGATGTGCAAGCCAAGCGCGGTATCTATGATTATATCGTGGTTTGTGACGAAAGTAACAATACTCCTGCTCGTATCGACAGAAACGAACTGTGGGTCGACGTTGCTATCGAACCTGTCAAGGCAGCCGAATTCATCTACGTGCCAGTTCGCATACTGAACACAGGTGAAATTGCTGGTTTAGGACAGAATGGATAATATCTGAATGGAGGGTCTAACCAGGCCCTCCAACTAGGATAAATAAAGATAAGGAGATACACAAAATGGCTTTTAGTTCAATTGCTAGAATGACCGTGCCAACAGCCTCAGACGGAATAGGTGATGCACAGGGTCTATTGATGCCCAAGTTAGCATACAGATTCCGTGTGTTATTTGATAACTTTGGTGTTAACCCTAACACAACAGAGTTGACCAAACAAGTAGTAGATTTTACACGCCCCAACCTGAGTTTCCCAGAAATTCCTCTGGAAATTTATAATAGTCGTGTCTATCTGGCAGGTAAGCCCACATGGGAAGCATTAACACTGAATATTCGTGATGATGCCACAGGTTCTGTTGCTGCACTGATTGGTGAGCAGATCCAGAAACAATTTGATTTCCAAGAACAATCAAGTGCTGCTGCTGGTAGCGCATATAAGTTCAAGACTGTTTGCCAGATTCTTGATGGCGCTCGTGGTGTTGCTACACCCAACATTCTTGAAAGTTGGGAGTTCTATGGTTGCTATGTTGCTAGTGCAAATTACAACACGCTGAATTATGGTGAAAACACTGCCATGCAGATTACACTGAGCATTCGCTTTGATAACGCAACTCAGACACCTCTGGACGGTGAAGGTCCTGCTTATGGCATCGGTGTCGCTGTGGGCCGCAAGGGCGCTGATCAGGCTGACAACGTAAGTGGTATTGGTTCGCCCTAATATAGGATCATAAATGGCGGTTACAAACCCATTTTTAAGGGGGGTCGTGAATGGTTTTCTCGGCTCCCCTTATTACAAAGATTATAAACACGCAAGTAAAACATTTTTAACCAATTACTACGGCAACGCGCCTAAATTTAAATGGTTATTTCATGTTTACTTTGACTTGAGTGCTGGCTTATCTCCATCCATTGACCGGCTTGTTATTGATAAGTCTATTAATCACGGTCTAATGGTCAAAAATATTGACTTGCCCAAGTTTTCAGTGCAACTAACAGAAATGAACCAGTACAATCGCAAGCGGTTTGTACAAAACAAAATCAATTACGATCCCATAAAGATAACATTTCACGACGATAACGCCAATCAAATTAGGCATTTATGGCATGCATATTACGCTTATTATTTCAATGATACCAATCAACCTGGTGATGTTACTCCAGGAGATGTGGCAAAAACAGCAAGTATTCTGAGCAAGAAAAATACCTACAGTGCTGATATTAGCAAAGAACAGGGGTATGGTTATTACGGGGAATACAACGATGCTGCCCGTGGGATATTTAACGGCAAGCAAAACTTTTTCCGTACAATAA